ATCAGCTCTTGTCTGCTCAAGAACATCCTGGGCGACGGCATAAGCGTTGGCAGCGGCTTCGGCAGCATCAGCTTTGCTTGTTGCATCAGCAGCGGCAGTAACTTCAGCGGCAGCCTGGGCAGCATCGGCCTTGGCCTGGGCATCTGCTATGGCCCGGGCTTCTTCAGCAGTAACTATTCCATCCGCGTAGGCGCTGGCAGTAATTTCTGCCAAATCAGCTTTTGCCTGGGCCGCCTCTATGGCACGGGCTTCAGCCTCTGTCACCATTCCGTCAGCATAAGCCCTTGCTTTGACTTCGGTTAATGTGGCCTGTTCTGCGGTTATAGCTCTAATTATCGGCGTGGATTGCTGATTTGATATTGCCGGGGATTGAGCGTTTGTGGACAAAGATCCATCTGAATTAAACGATTGGTTTAATAAACCAGCCTCTTCAGATGTGTATACTCTAATTTTTTTAATTGTGCCGGAGACACCACCAGTAGACCAGATTTTTAAACTATTGGTTCCAGCCACCAATTCTTTTGCTGTAATCGCTTTCCAGGCCATTATATCACCGTCCCGTAGTCATATTCACCGGCACCGCTTTTTAATGACAGATCAATATATTGGTTTGTCTCAGGTTCATCATTAAAAGCAGAGCCTGAATCTAAATCACCATAATTATCAGTTGACGTTAAAAGATCCTGTTCCAATTGTGTCTCGTTCAAGGCCACTGATAAATTATCCGTACCCTCGTATTCGATGTGAATCAAAGAGCCTTCTGATAATAAGTCAACAGAGAATTCAAACTCATCGGCCCCGTCAATGTCGGTGTTGATGTTGACTGCTTCATCAGGATCAGAAGAAAAAATAAGACGTGCCGCATTGTCTGCATAAGTGTTGATGGTATCATAATCAGTCACGTCTGCCACGCCAATCCAATCGTCGGAAGCGTATGCGCCCCCCTCAGCCTTAGCCGTTTGACATCGTTTGACCCCGGCCCCTGTATCCCACAAATCCCCGGCATCATACGGCGGGACAGGGTTTGATACAGGCAGAAATACTCTGCGCTTTCCGTCTGCCGTGTCCTGGGCTGTTGCGGCGGCGGCCAAGGCTGCCGTAATATCTGAATCAGTCAATTTAAGCCAGGAATAGGTTGTGCTTACCACCCTGAAACGATAGGCGTATCCGGTTAAATTGTCATAATACAGGTCGCCCAGGTGCTGATCTTTTAATGCTGTTGTTGTCCAATCCACAGCAGGAACATTTGATAATGTCGGGACACCATCGTCAAACCAACTTTCAATAGAATTTTGAATAATATTATATTCGCCTGAATTAATATCATTTAGAGAAGTTGGTTTGTCTGTCAGATTGTCATACCCGGAACTCCCCGCCGTAAATTTCATTACTATACTGTTAAATTCTGCCAATCCACCTTCTATCTTCCATCCGGTAATGCCTTCCACATAATTTGTGGATTGCATTTTCAAGCCGACAAAAATCTCATTCGTATCAATATGTGCAGCCTTTATTGCGTCTGCCTGGATTGCATGTGCCAAAATGGAGCCATCTACCAAAAGATTACCATTAACACCAACCGCACTAACGCCATCCACGTCACCGACGACGAACGGCACCATGGGCGTCTCTCCAACCTCCGCACCCGGCTTTACGATAGAAAACTTATCAGAAAGAAGGATAAATTCACTTGTAGGCACTCCATCATTGTCTGTTGAGATTAACCCAAAGCCAGAAACATACCCATTGTTATCAATCTTGACGGCATATTTACCCTCTATCCCGTTGATGCTGGTAAGGTTGGCACTGATAGCCGTGGTATTGCCACCAGCGGTTGATTGTACTGTAGTAATGGCCTCTGATAAAGCCGTATCCGCTGTCGCCCTGGTCGTTGCTTCTGTGCTGATTGCTGCCGTATTGTCACCGACACCAGTTTCAAGGACCGAAATACTTTCCGCCTGGGACGTAAGGCCTCCCTCATTATCCGTGATCCTAACATCAAGAGCTGTTATCGCCGTCCCCTGTGCCGCAACTCCCGTAGCTTCATCATCAACGGTGGTTTCTAAAGCAGTAATTTTGCTCGCACTGGTCGTTATGTTATCCTCGGACGTGGTAACCCGAGTATCCAAAGACTCCAGACCATTTGCGGTCACAGCCACGCCAGTCTCTGCATCGTTGACGGTACTTTCCAGGGCGGTTATATCGAAAGCCATAGCGGAATCCGCAGAAACCCTGGCCGCTGTCTCAGAAACGATATCCGCCACATTGCTATTAACCGCAGCCTTTACTACGGTTATTTCCCCTGCAATCGCAGAATTTTCAGCTACCCTCGCCCGCGACTCTGACAGAACATACGCCATTGACGACGCTTGGACAACCGGAGAAAGCGTCCCGTCCGGCATTACTGTCCGGTTTAAAATGCCTGCCTCTTTAGACGCAAATATTTTTATTTTTTTTATTGTTGCGGGAATATCGCCTGTTGACCAAACCTTAAGAGTGTTTGCATCTACTCCTTGTGCAAGGGATTTAGACGGAAGCGATAACCAGGTCATTACTGTATTCCCCCATAATTAAAGGCTCCACTGCCAATTTCTTGAGAAAGATCAATTATTTCAGTCGATTCTATCTCACCCGAAAAGACTTGAGCATCAGTAACATCACCATAGTTTGACGTGGTTGAAATCTTTGCGGTGGTAAGGTCTTCACCGTTAAAATTGACATCAAGAACACCGTCTCCCTCATATTCAATATAAACAAGCGCCCCATCCGCCATGGCATCCTCTAAACTGAATATCCACGCGTCCGCCCCATCAATATCTGTTGATAAGTTAACTGGCTCATCTGGATCTATCTCATAAACAAGAAGAGCCTTTTCGTCTGCATATGACTTTGCGTCAGCATAGACCGTATCTATCAATCCAGCCTGAGAAACAAGGCCATCCTCCGTATCTTCTACCCTCGTATCAAGACTTGACAATCCTGTGGCTGTAGCATCAACCCCGGTCGTCGGGTCGTTGACGGTGGATTCTAAAGCAGTAATCTTGCCGGAGCTAACCGAGATACCCCCTTCATTATCCGTAACTCTGATATCAAGAGACTCTATCCCAATTGCATTATTCGCAAGATTCTCGGCCAAAGTAGAGGACTCTCCTACTTTTTTCCAATAATCTGTGTCCGTCGGCAAGGGGGAAGGAGCCGTCGTGGTCACAATACATTTATAAATTTTGCTTTCATAAGAGACAAGATCATTAAGAGAGTATGCCGTATTTGTCTCAAAATCACCGATACTGCCGAGATCCACTTCCACGGCAGACAATCTATCCAGCAAGCCCGTTTCTGCTGTTTCGACTTCCTCCCGTAATGTCGCGACCCTAGTGACAAGACCCGTGGAATCGGCATCTATCAAATCGATTCTGGTAGAAAGATCCGCATAAAGCTGGCTTTCTGTTATTTCCCCGGTCAAGACGGCAAGAAGTTTTGTAACCGTTTCCTGCACCGAATCTTCCCCAGGGACCACATACCCACCTTGGATCTCAGGAGGACACCATACAGAATGTTTCCCCGCATAAGAAACCGATCTTATCCAATAAGTGAAATCGCTGGTAACGTCAAAGCCGGAATGTTTAAAAAGGCCTGCCCCGGCCCTTATCGCTTCAGTGACGGTAAAAATACCAATTCTTTGAGCATCGGTTCTATCCTGACTTGCCTCCGCCGCCCAAATCTCAACATGAGAAACAATTTCATCCGCCGGGTTAGTCCAATTAAGGGCGTGAACGAAAGCTCCTGTTGCCGCTGTTAAATTTTTAGGAGGATTTGGCGTATCCATAGAACCAGAAGAAGAAGGGATTATGGCGTATGGGGTTTTCTTTGAACTCCGTAAAAACTGACCTACATCTATGCCCAGGCTTTCGAGTTCTGATATTCTTAAGGCACGATTTCCGTCAGTGTTTCTGCCTTGTCCGGATAATGCTTCAAGGCATGTCTTTACTGCGGTAAAAAATTGGGTTTGGTCTGGGCTCACCGAAAAAGGAATATTCGGGATATTAGGATCAGCCATTATGCCCCCTTTGTGACTTCAGATACAGAGCGACCTATTAATATCTGGTCAATTGTCGCTTTTCCTACTGCCTTTATTTGGAAAGAAGTACCCCCTTTAAGATTTACCCTAAAAAGGTTGTCATCACCGATAACTTTGGATGTATCCAGAACACCATCAACGTAGAAACTAAGAGTAACGTTCCCCGCCGCAAAAGCTCCCTGGACCTTGCCTGCCGTAAAAATTTGCCGGGATCGGAATTCAAAGACTTTTGATATCCAGGTATAATCGACATTTGATCCGGTCCTATAAGAAACTATCTCTCTGACAGCATCTTTCGTCTGGATCAGATATAAAAGATCTGCGTCGGAAGAATAGGCCCCGCCATAAACATTTTGTGCCGACGTGATCGCCTGATATTCTCCGGTTTCCAAATGGAGGGAAAACCCTGACGTTGTGCCAGAGAAGAAACCTATATAATATTCGTTATAATAAACCCCAAACAGGTTCTCAGGAGAAAGAGCTTTCCATTGATTCTTTGTGAATATTTTTTCCGTGACCAATAAACCCAGGCCCGCTTCATTGATAAGATAAAGACCATCTGGGCTGGCATACATGACACCACCGGGGACATTAACGATGGACCGGGCAGAAACGCACTTTTGTTGATATCCCAACCGACGCAAAGACAATGTCTCAGGGTCTTGGCCTATCAACATATATGGGACTGTCTGGGTGAGAACAACGACAAGGCTCCCCGTGTACCCAAGGCCCACAATATCGGATTCAGTCACAAGGCTGTATTCAGCCGGGAAAGCGTAAGGAATAAAAATCTCAGAAGGATAAATGGTATTCCCCACAAACCCAAAGACAAGGCCATGTGATGTGGCAACTAATCCCGAAAGGGCTGCATCAGGTGAAGTCCATCCCACCGTGGGCAAAACTTCTCCCAGGTCATCATCGGTCTTTTCATCGTCATATTGAGTTGTAGCAACCGCCATTTCATCAACATATTGGTACTCTGCCCCGACATTGCCGGAATTCAACCTGTATATCCTGGAATGAGTGGTATACGCTCCATCCGCTGTGGCATCAGTAAACCCGGTCAACCTGGGGGTAATGCCCCCATAAACATCAAAGACAGCCGTAGGGGAAGACGGGCCAGATTCAACCTCGCTGCCATCGGCCCATTTACCAACAATCGTGTAAACATAAGAGGAGGCGTGGACAACATCATCCCCCGGCGTGCCAATTAAAGCGACGGTTAAGGCGTTTGTAGGGGCCGGAATACCCAAACGCCGGACATTCGTCGGGAAAGGAGAAGAAACCAACGACAAAGCAGCATTTGTTTCTTTAGGATACCCGGCCCCGGTAAATAAAATTCTGTCTCCTGAATCTGCAACAAGAGCTTTTACCACGCTCACATTTTCATCCCATTGCAAAAAGGAATCATCCATCCTGAAAATAGTTGTTATTGCCGCCCCAACATCCTGGATGGCAGTTGACCCTTTAACCGGCTGAATATTACCGGATTCAAGGTTGCAATTAATAGCACTGGCCGCATAATTTTCAGGCAACAACTTATCTGAAAGCCTGGGGATTTCTCCCTTAAAGCCGCTAATATTAATCAAATTCCCATTCTCCGGTCTATTCTTTTCTTTGTCGATGTGCCGTTCTGGAAAGATTCAGCCGCCCGCGATCCCACATAGTCCATATATTGTTTTTCATAATACATGGCCAATTCTGCATTGGTCCAAGATTTTCCAGGGGAAAGGAACAACCGCCTTTTAACTCCGGTCACAATCGCATCAAGATGATCCCTTAATAAAAAATCAGGCAAGGTTGTGGCAGTTAACGCGGGCTTGACTGCAAGTACCAACTCGATATCAAAATCCAGTGTCGCAACATTATCCAAAAGGATAGAATCCCCTGTTACCGAAATATCCAAGAATTCACTATCGTTAACTTCGGCAGTTACAATCCCGACCAATTGCGTACCATCGGGAAGGCTCACTTCTTTTTCTTGGTCTCCCACCGAAATAGACACTTCCGCCTCATGCCTATACACCCATCCGTCATTACAATATTCATTTGCCACCCGAATAAGCTCAATGTCGATGGCAATCTCTGGGCATTTCGGCAAATCAGGGACAATAAAGGGGTAGTACGTAGCCAATGTTGTCATGTGTTACCTCTCGATTTCAGCTATCTTGGTATCCGTGCTTATTTTAGCCCGTAGGGCATTATAAAAAGTTTGCATATGGGCCTGTGCAACCGACGCGTTTGCCCCTTCCGCTTCCATAGACATGCATCTGTACATGACCCATTCCAATAATGGTGAGATATAAATATCATCGACCCCGATAGAATCCGTAGTGACTGTCAATTGTACTGGTGCCTTAGAATAAGACAACTCAACATTTAAGGTTCCAATGCTCGGCGTTGGATAGACCCAAAAGACTTTAGGTGTAGTTGGATCAAAAATATACCGTTTAACCTCTGTCGCTGATTCATCCGATGTCCATGTAGGGTAATATCCATCAATCTCATTTCTGGATATTTTTTTGATATGTCTACCGGGCACTGCCCCGTCTATTCCTAAATTCCTTACGCAATCTATAAACCGGACACCCCCCGCAGGAATCTCTTGCTTTGCAGATTGAGCAAGGACAAAAGGTCCAGTAACCCCTGTGGCATCTGGCCTGAGTGATGCAATTTGGTTCTGAGCTTCCGACAAATAAGACAATAATAACGATTCCGACCAAATATCCTGGCCTACGTCATGTAGTTGTTGTCCTAAAAGATCGACAAGATTGCCTGCTGTATAAGTTGACATCGTTCATGCTCCTTGTTACTTTTTTGTTTTAAATTTCAATTTTTATCCTTCTTGAATCGGTTGGTTGAAACCTTCGACACCTGCTTTGACCCGGTTCTTGGTTCTCTTTTCTTGCCATGCCATTGCCTCTTCAAGTTTAGTAATGGTTAAGGCATTCTCCCGGCAGGGGAAACGAGCATTAAGGGATTCAACCAGGCATTTTGCATATTCAATAATCTCTGGGGGCTGGCATCCATCGACTCCCACCTGCCCAACCGGATCTGATTGAATTTCAAAAAGAACGCCATGTGCCAAGCCTTCGGGTGTATCAAAAAGGCTGACATATTCTTTTAATGGCGAATCCATCCTCTTCAAAGCGTCTACTATGTGACAGACTGGCTTTTCCTGGGTCATACAAGAGGCTCCGGCACATCCTTTTTCCTGATCCAAATCCGATTCTTCCATCTCTAAATCAGGTTCTTTCCAGAACTGGAAAAAAAATATCATTTTGATTAAACCCATAAACAGCGGATTGAAGAAGAAACCCCATAAGAAACCAGATTTTATCCTTGATTTTTTCCATACAGGCTTCTGCCCCAATTTTTTCACTGTAGTTGTTCGGGTCCACACATGCGCTTGACTCCGTAATTACAAAACCATTTTTCAAAACACATTGAACAAGTGTCGTTTTGGACTTTGTCCCTTCTGGAAAAATCGTTGATACATCACGGCTTGCGATCATACTTTCAACATCTTCATGGCTGACTTTATTGTCCTTCCCAACGATTTGAAAGTTTTGGTCTTCAAACCGCTCTTTCGGACACCAGGAAACATAGTCGTCTGAATATTGGACAAGATATCCCTCTCTTTCCGGATCTTCATCTGGCGGAATAGTCCAGCCTCTTAATATATTATAATCTCCAAGGGTAATTGGTCTTGCTTCAACTAATTTTACTCCAATAAAGCTATTCATTTCTTCTCCTTTTAATTAATATCCATGATTCTTACTTTTTTTTGTCCGGCTCCTTGCTTGGTTTTTTTGTCCGGCTCCGGCTTCTTCATGGGCTCTGGTTCCGGCTCAATCTCTGTGAAAGCCGTCGGAAATTCTTTAACCAGATATTTCCCGTCACCTTCTGTAACTTTTACTGGTTTGTTTTCTTTGAAATGATATTTTTTTTCCAGTTCTGGGCGGGTGAGTTTTAATTCTTTTTTACTTCCGGTATAAATTAAAAGCATTTGTGTCTTTTCTCCTTGAAAAGCGGGGCAGGGAAAACCCCGCCCCGAATTATTTAATGATTACTGAGGCTACGCCTCTTCGTCGACGATACTATCAGCCATCTTGTACCAAACGTGCAGGGACAAGACCGCTTCATCAGGAAGGGCCGCTCCAAGGATCTTCATCTGGACGTCTTCATCAGCCGTCAACTCAAGATCCATAATAGCTGACGCGCTGCCGGCCGCTGCGCAATCCGCACCATCAAAGTATTTATCAATGGTTGTGTCGTCACCAATATCAACAGTAACGCCTGTATCCAGGGCTGACGTTATATAGTCAACCTTGATAACCCTGGCGCCGGAAGGCAGGGGCACCATTTTGATAATACTGTTGGCATCTTTCGCGCCATCATTCACATATTTTGCAGACCGGCAATAAACGACACCGGCCTTTCTCTGATCAATCATTAAGCTGTTTTTTACAGCATCTGTGGAGTCTGTTACTGCTGCCATATCTTGGCTCCTTATTTGAAGGGGTGGCTATTAACCACCCCTATCGGTTAGGCGTTAGGATCTATGCAAGCGGTATCAACCGCAATTACACCAGGGTCCAAACTGTTAAAGGTCGCTTTTTTGATGCCGTAAATAGAACCGGCTGTGATTACCAATCTATTGCCACGGTCATCAGTCTCTTCATTCCAGGAATATCGGCCAAAATCACCGTTTTTACCCCACGCGGCCATACCTGCATGGGCTCCAAGAAAAAGGGCTCTTGCGGCACCAACATCAGCACCGGCTCCATAATCACTGAAACGGATAACATTCCTGTGTTTATGAAGGATAACGCCATTCCAAACACCCAGAGCATTCCGATAGACAAGAGATTTCTGTCCGTCAGTATTCTTATGGATATCCAGCCAGTCATTTGTGGAAGTAGCTCCCCGCAAAGAAAAAGCCTGGAATGTGTGCATCAAGAGAACAAACTGGCCGCTGTCACCATCAGAAACAGGCCTGATAAGAGGAGAGGTTGTCTCCGCCTTGGCCGTACATCTTTCAATGGTGTTCAGGGTCATGATGTCACCAACCGCAAGATCAGCCTTTGAGGATGCCTTTGTTCCGGTTGTGTCTCCATAAACGGTATAGGCCGGGGCTGTCATGGCATTATTCGCTCTGCCGGTCCATGTAAGTGGGAAATGGAAATTTGTATTCACTCCCCTGGCTCCAGCAAGATACATCATCATCTGCTGGTCATAATCCTCACCGAACCAGACACCAAGTGCATCCCGTCCCATTTTCCGCAGATTGTAAGGAACTCTCTGCTCGGACATTTTGCCTTTGGATTTTGTGGACTTTCTTCGCTGATCAATGTAAACCGCATCAGGGAAATGAGACAGGCCCTCTTCTGCGCTGGTCCCTTCGATATCTGCATCACCTTCGATACCGTCCCCGGACAATTTCATCTGAAGACCAACCGTGATTTTCTCTCCGGCACTGGTCTTTTTAAGATCCTGCTGAACTTTGATGACACTGTTTTTACCAGTGCCCATGAATTTTCTGAAATACTGCTGGTCTTCAGCTTCAATCGCTAGACCAGGTTCCCATACCTGGCGTGCCAGGCTACTATTTAATGCAAAATCAGTTGCACCCATCTGTTATAATCCTTATGACCCCTCGTAATAGGCGTCACGATCTTTCTGTGACATCGCCCGTAACTCCACCTCCGTTTTTGGCGCCCATCCTTTTGGCGCTCCATTGTCGGAGGAGGGAACGTCGTCTAAACCTATCCCAGAGGGATTGTCTTTAAATTTGGTTAAAAGTTCTTTGGTCACTCTTTCTGTGACCTCTTTTTCAATATCTGCCCTCGAACTCTCTGGGGCTGTCATTGAATCATTACAGAACTTGACAAAGGACACTGCAGCCTTGCCTAACGCAACAGGTTTGTTTGATCCAGGAACGATTACCATTGTTGCCGGATTTGAGAGGACTGCCAGGGCTTCATTGTCAAAGCCCTTTTCCACTGCATAGTCAGTCAATTTTTGCCCGACTGCTGCATTCTCATAGACACCAGGTACCGCAAGAGAAATTTGTTCAAGACTATCGGCAATAAGAGAATCCATGCTTTCCTTCTCAGCCGCCACCGTGTCTGCTTGCGTTTTTGCTGCAAAGGCTGCCTCTTTATGCGTCTGCAAATCGTGCATATATTGCAGGGCATCCATTGCGCTTTCTTCTTTAAGCGTCTCAAACTCTTCCTTGGATAAAACTTTAAAATCCGGGTCCACCTTTGGGGTCTCGCCGGCTTCAACTTCGGCAGGTTGTGCAGATTCTTTTTGATCGACCATGAATTGAAGGGATTTATTTTTGGCCCTCGCCTCTGCCAATGCTTTTTCAAGATTGGTTTTATGTTCGGTCAATTTAGTCACATCGTCCGGTTCTTTGGGGATTTTGTCTTCTTCCTTGACTTCCCCTTCCTCTTCTCCGGGTTTTATGACTTCTTCCTGCTTTGACTGTTCATCAGGGTCCACGACTTCTTTATCAGCTGACGACTGTGAAGATGCCGGGTCATCTACTTCACTTGATGATTCTTCAACGTCTGGAACTGATTCCCCGAACAAGCTGTCGTCTGAACCTTCATCCGACTGTCCGGGAGTCAATGTCTCGCTGCCTTCCACGATAATTTCTGTTGCTGTTGCCACTTCTGCTGCTGTTGCCTCTTCTCCCATGTTCTTTTCTCCTTGCTGTTTAACGGATCAGCTCCCGATTGTTTGATTTACACGGCTATAACGCTGCCGGTAGCGAATTAAAATGTATATATTCCTTATTTGGTTCCATTTTAGGAAAGCATACCCCAAAAAAAATAAAAATTGTACCCTGTGTCAAACTAAATAATTGAATTTCTTTTTCTTACTCCTGCATTTCGCTAAGTTGAAGGATCTCTTCATCAATGGAAAGACAAGAAGAATCAAACCCTAAAGGGTTCTCGTCAATTGGCAATGGCCATCGTGGTTTTTCCCCAAAAAGAGACGTCTTGTCGCTAAAAAGGGCAGGATCAAAGTATTCATCATCCCGTGGCCCAAACTTTCTATCAAGCCAAGATTTACTCCCCGGGGCCTCCGGGAATGTGTCATCAAAATTTTCATTTATTTTATCAATCGGCCTTTCACCTGGCTTTCCATGCGCCTCAAATCTGAAAGTATTCCACCTGAAATCACGACCTTTTGGAATTTCCCTCTGTGACCTGAAATGTTTTTCCGCTTTAATATCAAAAGCCCTTTCCTGTGCCGCTGTCATATCCATTGTCATATTATTGCCTCCCCACATCTTCCAAAACCATATCAGCCGCCATCCCTAACACATGCTGTCGGCCACGCTTCGTGTTCCATGGCAGGGTTATTTTTTTTTTAAACCTATCTCCTTTGTAAAAACCAGAAACCTTGTAAACAACTGTTCTTTCTTTCTCCTCTGTTTCAAACCGTTTAAAGGAAAAATCTTTATACTTTTCACCTGATAATTCCATACTTACCGCTCCTTTTCACTTTCCGACGTTGCCGCCGAATACATTTTGTCCCCAATATCTATCCCCTTTTCCGTTGAATCCAGCATAAAAGCCGCTTTATCCATTTCATGCTTTTCCGCTTTAATCCCGCCGTCCTGACTTGCTCCTTGTGTGTCGGCCCTCGCCTTATCCGCTTTTGCAATAATCTCTTCAATCTGAGCCTTGATTTTTTCATTTTCCAGGGTCTTCTTATTTAATTCCAGTTCAACCGCCATATTTTCAAGCTCTGCCTGGTGCGCCTGGGCCTGCTTTTCTGCCTCAAGCTGCTCAACCAATTTTTGTTTCCTTTCGTCTGCATCCATATCTTCTTCAAGGGGATCATAACCAAGCAAGGGTTTAATTTTTTCAAGGAATTGTTCTTTGTTCGGCAGGTCTGCCATTTCAAAGGCAATATTCATCAAATGGGGAATAACTTCCGGCGGAGATTTTTTGACCCATTCGATAATCAGGCTCATGTTTTTCTCACGGACAGTATCGGACTTGGGAGAATCAGAAACAACATAATCATACCGGCCCTGGGTAAGATTGTTTTTAATTCCGCCCTCAAACCGTTTGTTAATCTCAAGGAATTTATCAGCACCCGTCATGCGGTCAGTGACTCTCAAAACTTTTGGCCCGGTCCATTCCTTTTGAATGCCGGCACCAATCCTTTCCCCGACCATCTTAACGGATCTTCTTAGATTATCGAACAATGGGGCAGTCATTACTCCTGATTGATTCATTTTCTTGTCCAGGGCTACGCCTGATGTTACGTTTGTCTGATATCCTGACGCCTCACCATTCGCCCCTGATATTTCCTGGATCTCTTTCTCGGATTGTCCCAAAATACCAATCTGGGAGACGGCAAGCTCTTCATTTTCGTCTATCTTGATTTTACTAATGCCGCCATTTTTAACAACAACCATACCATCAAGAGAATTAGCTTCCTTATGGATTGCATCCCATTCCTTTTTCGTACTTGCAATGCCTTCTTCCGCGATAATCCGCCTGGTATTCATCAAAGCCAATGCCATGGACCGTCTTTTATTTACTTCTATATCCTGGCCCCGGATCTGCCTGGGCACTCCATAAGGAAACCCGTATCTATCCACATACCCGACAAAAGGAACAAAGGGATATTGATCGTGCCCCAAGTCCGACGGAGTTTCATCTCTCAAGATAACAGTTGAACAAAAAACAGCGGAAAACATTTTAGGGACCGTCGCCCGGATCAATTCTGAGGAATGCCGGACCATAAGCATCTGTTCTCTTGGGTCTTTGCTGTCGTCTATCTCTTTAACCGATCCATCTTCAAACGTGGCAAAAAGAACAGTTGTCGGCTTAGTGTACCAAATTTCAACCGGGCGAACCCTTCTCCTCGTCCCATCAACCCAGGGAACACCAACGGCAATTTGTTTTAATTCTTCCACTTCCTCTGCTTCATCAGCATCATAAGAATATGTTTCTTTGACTTTTTCAGTTAATGTCGAAAACATCCCGTCAAGATCTTTCTTTTTCTCCGGGTAGGCTGCTTGCAAGGCATCAAGATCAACCCATTTTTGCCAGAATTTATACCGGCAAGTGTCCGCCTCAGCCCAAATATCCGCAAAAGGATCAGAAAAACATTCTTTCCAATCTCTATACTTTACAGAAACAACTTCATGCCGGGGATCTCTATTTTTCCCAACAAAGATATTGCCGACACCTGGAATGATCTGATTTTTAAACGCCTGGGCAATAAGATAATACCCGGAACTTTGATCCATCACAAATTTAACCGACTCCGACATCGTTTGGGATATCTCTGAATCTTTCGACGTCCTGGCCTTGGCTGTAATGTCATGCCGGTTGATAGCCTGGGAGCCTAAAATCAGATTTACCGCAGGAAAGGTCCGGTTAATGGTGATAAGGTCAATACCTTTCATTTTGTAATCTTCTATCTCGGCTGGCGTGGCCTGTAATCCATCATACATTTCTTCATCGGTCCAAGATTCCCCTCGCCATGCCTTGCTTACTAAATGCGCCTCTTCTACATACGCTGCCCATTTCCTCAATCTTTTTGGTATCATCATCTTTTTGGCCTATACCCTACGTTATTTGTTTCAATTTCTGGCGTTATAAGTGACATCATCACCGCATCGGCCAAGTTGGGGCTTTCAATTTTCAATAATCGTTTCATTTCTATTTTTGTCATTATCTGAATCAATCCGTTGCCGGTTGGCTTCCGTGGGATACGGCAAATCTCTGAGCGCAACTGCTGCAAGTCTTTTATATCTGAAGAAAAGGAAATCATGGTGTCTGGGTCAAAATACTGGCCCTTTATGACAGCCAAGTATGTCCGATAAACCCTATCTCGCAAATACCAGTAATATTGCGCGCGTCTATTCCTAAAAGTTTCATAGTTTGACCGGCTTTTATTCTCATCTGTAATCATTTTGCCGGGATCTTCATAAATTTCATCCGGGTTTTCTACGCCGTTGCTGCCTTTGAACTCTACAGCCTTAATAGCCTTGCCTTTAAAAGAGTCTCTAACCTGACGACGCAAAGAAACACCCATGCCATCGCAATCCCAGACAAAATGATCTGCACCGTTTTCAATGGCAAAATCCGTGGCCCAATCGCAACCGTCATTGACATCCCCAAATTTTTTAGACTGAGCATCTAAAAAAACAGACCCATGCCGGAAAGCCAAGCCTTTATCATCCGGCCCCAGGTCAGACGGATCATGCGAGGCAATCTTTGCGCCCCTGGGCTTGAATCCTAACTTTTTGTGAGCATCTATGCAGGCGTCAAACCAATCAGCTGATATGATCGAATTCTCAATAGAATCGTTGTATTTTCCCTCCCAGACATGATCATAAAGCGCCCTTTCAAGGGTTTCATAGTCGTATTTTCTTTCTTTCTCCAGAACAGCGGGAAACCAGGGGTTGTCGGAGTGGTTGACGATAATAATTAAGTGCATATCGTCCTCAAAATATCCGTCACGATCCAATGCTGTTTGATATGGGACTATGAATCGCTGAGAGAAAGGGTCAGCACTGGACATCACATTACCCGTAAACCAAATTTCAGAATCTTCTACCCTGACAGTAGGCGTTAATATTTTAATCGAATCCTTGGATAGAAATTGGGCTTCTTCCACCCAGAAATATTTAAATCCCTGCATAGATTTAATGCCGCCAATGGATCTGGCCAGGCCCCTAAAACGCAATTTCCCGCCATCATTGTGATCGATATATGATTTCTGAATTATAAACCCAGGGATTGCCAGTCGTTCAATTTCTTCTTGAAGCAGAGCGTGGACAGAATCCTCAATACTGTTCTGATATTCCCGGAAACAACCGACTTTCGCAGCCTCAGTCTGAACTTTCATGGCCATGATGTCTCCAATGGTGGTGCTTTTTGCACTGCCACGTCCGCCGATAATAACCTTGAACCTTTTCGGAATCTCAATTAATGGCAATAACTTCTCTGGGATATCCATTGCAGGCATTAAGGATTTCCCCCGCCAGGCCGAATAGCATTAACAGTCCAGACCATATCTCTCTTTTTCCCATCATCAGGCTCAGCATCATCCTTGATGTTATACGCCTGCCTCTCAAGGGCAATCCTTTGCGCCCTGACGGCTGCCAGATCTTTCAACGTTTTAGCTTTTTCGGATACTGTAAGATCAACATCGATGGAGCTAATATCTCCCTGAAATGATGCAAACTGGCCTCTCTGGGGCTTGGCTCCAAGCTCAATTAAAAAAGTCTCTTCCAGTTCACGCAGGGCTCTGATCTCTACCCTGTGCCGCAGTTGGACATTGGTTCCGACATCGGCAGCCGTTTCGATATACTCATCATCTGATATCTTGTTACCTGTAACCGAACTTGTAACTAAACTTGTAACCAGTTTTTCTTTGATCCGCTTTTGCACTTTTTCAGCAAAGTTTCGGGTCCAGCTTTTTTGCTTGGCTTTTTTGATAATGGCAACATGAGTGACGGTTGTTTTCCAAACCTGTGAATTGACATGATCTGCTTCATACTGGGCGCAAATTTCGTTCAAAGATAGAGACCCAGCTCTATAAAGCTGTTCTATGCTGTCCCAATCTATGTACTTCCTTTTAGCCATCAGTGAATCTCTCCATATTGGGGGTATGTGGTAGGTGGGGTCAAAATTAATACATTTTCCCTTTTAGGTTATTATTTGGGAAATGTAAGCTTAAAAAAAAAGACAATCAATTATTTTTATTGATTGTCTTTTTACTTTAGGGTGAAAACTCTTTAAAAAATTAAAATCTACCTCATTTCAATCTCAAGAGGTATTTTGTCAAAATCTCCAAGCAGGT